TCGATGGCGGTAGAAACCGCACCGGTGATCCATGGGTAGGTGAAATATTCGATCCGTAACTGTGTCACTGTGTACAGCTTGGTAAACGATACGGCAGCACCGGACGGTAGGGACACGAAGGTCGCCGACGTCGTGGTTTGGCTACCCGTGTAACTGTAGTAACTGGTCTTGGTTTGAAATAGGGCCTTCATGTGGTTAGCGTCGATGCGCTGCCAGCCCTTAAAGTCCAGAGACATCAGTACAGCACCTCACGGATGATGACTGACAGTGGATAACCGGCGGCCAGGGTGCCCGTGCCGGTGCCTGCGGCCCGTTGCCATATCGCCTGAATCGATGATGCACCCGCTGACATAGAGACAACAGTTGTGCCACCAACCCCGTGGGGCACATTAGTATCGCCATAATTGTGATGCGTAACTTCATAGGGGCTGAGTCCAATGAGCAATCCGAGTTTGATTTCGAAGCCGATCGTGTCGGCCGCTATGGGGGCCGCCATGGTCACTAACAAGGTGGTATTAGAGAATTGTTTGGTGACTTCGAAGCTGACCCCGCCGATCGTGGCCCAGGTGGATGATGCGATGGTTTGCGCTGTCACCATATAGTACAGACCACCATATTGACGTAGCACATTGTATTCTTGCGCGGTGACATCGTCGGTGGACCCGAACGTCAGCGGATTGGTGATGGACATTATTTCGACCACCGGAATGGTTGCGTCAAATAAATGCGGGTCGCCGTCGGCAGTGTTTTGACCACGCCGTTCACCGATCGGGTGACGGTTAGGGTTTGTGGCCACGATGAACCCGAGACTGCTGTCACGGTCATCTCCTCCCCCGTGGCGGCCAGCACACTGCGCGGATAATCAGCGGACGTGGTCGACAACAGCGGCATGGTATCCGTACCAGCACCAATCACCTGAATGGATGTTGCGGTCGTGTTGTATCCTGGGGTGTTGACCGCTAATCCACCCTGATTTTCCAGCACCCGCGATGCCGACGCGCCGAGATACCCCACCGTCCATGGCCGGGCCGGAGTGAGATTAAAATCGACCCGCCAGTCATAATATCCGAGATATTCGGTCCAACCTTGGATCATATAGTCATACCCAGCCGCGCTGTTGGTGCCTTTTTCACCCGGTCCCACATCCGACGGTGGGGTGGTGACGCGTAGGCGCTGCCCGAACCGGGTCAAAAACCAGGATGCGATCAAGGATGTATTACGGCGCAAATTCACTGTCAGTTTCGGTATCCGCGCATCCGTGTTGGTTCCCACCGCCACCGCCCATTCGGCGGCCGGGAGTGCGCGCGGATCGGTCCCAATATTCAGGGTTTGTGACGACGTGTATTCGCCCTCGGTGGAGCTAGTCGCATACCGGGCGCTTGAGCCACCCTGACGGGTGATGGTGGCATCGGTGACCAACTTCTGATCATCCAATGTCAACTCGGGCGGGGAAGCAATATGACCCGTGGCCGTATCCAGCGTCATCGCCACCGACGTGGTATAGAGATACCGCTGGGTATAAAACTCCAAGGCCTTATCAAACGGCGAATCGGCCAGGAGTCCACCATCGGCAGTTGCGCAATCGGCCAGTCGTGACCAGAAGGTTCCCGATGGCGGCCACCCCATGGGCTCACCGGCATCCGTGGAATTGACCTGCGGACAGGTCAGCGTGATCGGGGTACCGAGTGCGGCACAGAGCCGCTTCACGCGGGTATCGGCCTTTTCCTGACTAAATCCGGAACCATAGCCATAATCTAAAGCGGCATTCCACAGGGTGGATGTGTAGATATCGGATGAGACGTGCACATGTCCGATGGACGCGCCGGTCAGGTCACCGCCAGGAGCGAACTGCACAGATCGAATACTGCCCGTGGTATTGGACGCTAACGTTCCCGATTGGACAATGCCAGAATTGTTAGTCAAAGTCCAATCTATGGATGTGCCGCTTTGTTTCACTTGCAGCACCCACACGAGTTGACCGGAGCCGCCCATAATCAGAGATGAGCTACTGACCACCGCCGTGCCGGCAGCATTGTAGCCATACAGTTTGTAATACAGCGTACCGGTTTGGACTTCCACCACCCAACGGACAACAGTGCCATCCATATGCATAACGGCCAGATTCGTGGTTGCGGCAACTGCCGTCGATGGGACAACCGACAACCACCGCAAACAATGCCGCCCGGATGCCGGGGTGGTATAGCCCCGGACCGTGCCATCGAGCGCACCCGATGCGCCCAGGGTCACGATCGACCCCGCGCCGGAGAAACCGGAATAGCCCCCCGGTGTGACGGTACCCCGAATGGCCATCGATGACCGGCCGACAGCGGACCCAAACGCCGACGTGGTGGTCGTTGTCCCTGAGCTCGCGGATCCTTCCAGCGGCCAATATTCATACGGGTATATCTCTGATGAGCCCGTGCCCATCGCAATCAGATCATGGGTGAGCGCTGAGCGTGACGCGCCCTTACTCAATCGACGGCTCATGCCCGATGCCACGATGGTGGCATAGCGGTCATTGCCGGATTGGTCCCAGCGCATCGGGAGCTCGGTGAGCTCGCCCCAAAAGCGGTCCGCGTCCGACGGGGAACCGTAGTTGGCTTGTACCTTGATCGTTATACCACGCTGGATTTGGCCATACCATGTGCCGGACACATTGTACGGAGAAAACCGGCCGTCGCGGTTATCGACCTGAAACCGGCACGTTGACGGCGCAGCTTGGGAGCGTTCATCGGCGCGGCCGGCTGTGATCACAATATCCACGTCCCGCTCTATCCGCACATACTGGGTGATCTCCTGCCACCCCGACGTAGGTAGCTGTATCCACACTTGGATGAGCGGAAAACCCGTGGCAGTCACGATCAGCCCCCCAGCGCTACCTGGACGTTACCGCCGCCTTCCACGCGTACGCTCTTGCGGAGCCATCGCAGCATGTCCTGGTCGGCGCCGGTCACATCCCAGATCACCCGAATCTCCTGCGACGTGGTCGGTAGCGGAGATACTCGGGCACCGGCCGGGAGTTGCAAAACTTCCGGTCCGGCTTCACCGACCATCGCCATACCGCCGGATAGGATATCGCCGCCCTCGGCGAGATACGGGATGTACGGGATGTGGAACGGGGCTTTGAGTTTCAGCTCAAATTTATGCCCGAACATTTCCACGGGACCGAGCTGCAGCTTGAAGTTGTTCCACACGTCAATGATCTTATTCAGGCCACTAAGGATGCCATTGACGACGTTTTTCCCGAACCCGAGCGCCGCATCCCACGCATTGCCGGCGAAACTCCAAATGCTGGAGATCATATTCGTGAACGAATTCCAGACCTTGCCGGGCAGGTCTTGGATGATGTTGACAAAGTCGCCGAAGCGATCACCGATCCAGCGGACGCCTTGCGCGAGCCAATCTTTCGCCGTATGGAACGCCGAGACCGCCCAATTCCATGCATCCACAAAGAACCCGATATATTGGCGGACCATATTCCACCATATACGAAAGACATCGACGAAAAAGTCCGCGCCTTTTTTGATATAGTCAACCGCGTCATGCCAGGCTTTCACCAGCGATTCGCCGAGCTTGTTCCAAAAGTCCCGGAACCAGTCGCAGTTCTCCCACAGGAGCACAAATGCTGCTATCAGCCCGGCGATCGCGAACACAATAAGCCCGATCGGGTTAGCGGCCATCGAAACATTCAATGCGATCTGCGCGATTTTGACGATTTCTAGGGTCGCGTGGAGACCTTTGAGTCCAAAGACGAGCGCCGGTAGGAAACCGATAATCTTGGCAATAGCTTCGTGATGGTCAATCATGAACTGTGCCGTCGGCCCGAGCGCGCCACCCAACAGTTGAAACGCCGGGATCAGGGAGTCGCGGACCATCGGGATCAGCGTCTTCGCGCCATTGACAATCTTGGTACCGAGATGTTCTGAGAGATCTGTGAGATGCGGGGCGAGTTTTTGCAAGCCTTCGGTTAGCTGCGGGCCAAGGATGCGCGCGGCATCCGCCAAATACGGCGCCAGGGTCTGAAACACCGTCACCAGCTGATCACCGATAATGCCGCGTAGCTCATTGAGCACAGGCATGATGGCCTGCACCGCGGGATAGAGCGCTTCGCCGATTTTGGACTTATGGTTGGCGGCTTCGGCGGCCGCAGTCCGCTGCGAGTTCGCGACCCCATCGGCGGTACGCGCAAAGTCTCCCTGCTGGAGCGTGGTTTGGGCCAGCACTTCTTTGTACGTGGCCATGACCTTTTGCGCCGGGGTGAGGTCACCGACACTGCCGGCCAGGGCCGTGTTGACGGCCCGCTGCGCGTCGGCGACATCCTGCTGTGCCTTAGCGAGATCCTTCGCCGACGCCACATGCGGAATGGATGCGGCCTGCACCGCCCGCTGCGCGTCGGCGACGTCCTTTTGGGCCTGGGCGAGCTCTCGAGCCGTGGCCACATTCGGTGTCGATGCTTCATGCACCGCCTTTTGGGCTTGGGACACATCATATTGGGCGGCAGCCAGATCAGATGCTGAGGCCTTGGCCGGGTTTTGCGCGGCGGTCAGCTCCTGTTGGGCCTTGGAGATACCTTGAGTGGAACGATCCACATCCAGGCGCGCATTCGCCAGAGCCCGCTCGGCCTCGGCGATCTGCCCGGCATCGCGAATACCCCGGGCCCGCAAGCCCTCCAAATCGCCTTCAGCTTTAGCGACGGCGGCATGGGCATCGGCAACGCTACGTTCGGATGCGGCGATCTGGTCGGCGGTAACCGCGGCTGGGGAGCGCAAGGTGTTGAGTTTGTCCTGAGCGTCGGAAACGCCGTTGGCGGTGCGCTCGACTTCCAGGCGTGCCGCCGAGAGCCCACGCTCGGCCGTAGCCACTCGCGCCGGATCAACAGCACCGGAGTTCCGCAAATCCGCCAGGGACCGCTCAGCGTCGGTAACCTGATTTTGGGCCTTCTTGACATCCAAGGCCGCCTTGGCAATCTCCAGCTGCGTGGGCGGCACAGCAGTGGAAGCCTCGGTGAGGGCCTTTTGGGCTTCCTCCACCCGGCGGGCCGCTTGGGCGGCATCAACATGCGCCAAAGTGGAGGCCTGGTCGGCTTCCCGGGCCTGATCGGAGTTTTCCCCAAATTGGGCCATCGCCAAACTACGGGCGGCGGTGGCTTTCTCCGCTTTATCGGCGGCCTGCGCGGCCCGGATCTGGGCCTCTTCCAGCGCTAGGGATGCGTCTTCCACCGCTTTGGAATCTACGGCCGTGCCACGTTGGACCTTATTGAATTTCTCCTGCGCGTCCGCCAGCCGAAGTTTGGCATCTTCGGATGCGATCTCGGCGTCTTGGAGTTTCTCCAGATCAATGACGGCGCCCTTGATGGCGTCCGAATACTCTTTTTGCGCCGCGTTGAGTTTATCCAACGCGTCTTGGGATTTACCCCGCGCTTCGGCCAGCGCCATCTCGGCGTTACGCACATCACGCACCGACGTGATCGTGGCGCGCTGCATCTGATTGTGGGCGGCGGTCGCTTCCGTCAGCCGGCGTTTCGCGGTCTCCAAAGAGCTCTCGGCGGCGCGGACATCCTCCACACTGACCCGGGTATCGCGCGTGGCCTCGGCATAGTCGGCTTGGGCTTTAGCGAGCTTATCGACCGCGTCTTGCGAGCGCAGCCTGGCTTCGCGTAACCCGAGCTCGGCGGCGGCGACCTGTTGGGTATCGACCTGACCCTGGGCCAGCAGGCTATTGTACTTTTCTTGCGCGGAAGTCAGGCGCTGCTGGGCCTGGGTGAGTTTATCGGCGTCGATACCGCCCTGGTTGGTCAGCGTATTGTACTTGTCCTGGGCGGTGGCCAATCGGTCTTGGGCGTCGGCGAGTTTCTCCGCATCGATACCACCCTGAGCACTAAGCTCATTGAACTTGTCCTGAGCTTGGGCGAGCCGGGCTTGGGCGGATTGGAGTTTATCGGAGTCCACCGTGGCCGAAATGATTCCCTCGCTCAATGCCCGGGCCTTAATCCGGCCCTCGTCCAGTAACACCCCGTAGCGGCGCATGGGTTCGGCTTCACCCTGCAACGCTGACCCGAGGGCGGCGATCGCGTCTTGCGGAGATGTGTTCCCAAACGACGCCAGGTCCCCCGCCAAACCCGTTAGGGTTGTGGAGAATTTGGCGAGTTCCCCGCCGGTGAGATTCGCGGCCCGCCCGAACACCCCAAACGTCGCCGATGCATCCATGGCCTGCTGTTTCGACTGGCCGAAATTGCGGGCCGCACCTTCAGAGAACTTGACCACATCACCAGCGGCGCCACCAAAAATGTTGCCGACTTTCGACATGGTTTCATTCATGTCACTGCCGGCGGTGATGGCTTCGGCGGCCATGTTCTTGACAGCAACCAAACCCCGCCCGGCGGCGCTGACAATGTGGCTGGCCACGTTGGACAGCATGTTCCCGGCGGCGACTTGCAGGGCACCGAACGTTTTGGAAGCTTGATCTTTCGCAAGGATGTTGAAGACCAATGAGCTGTCGGCCATCACATCCCCCTATTGGCGTTGTTCCTGCTCTTCGATGCGCTTATCAATCAGGTAACAGACCATATTGAATTCATCGACGGTGAGCTTGCCTTGGTCCCAGGGCGGGATGTGGAAGGTCTCGCAGATGGCTAGCCAATAGCGCTCCCGCCTTTCTTCGAGATCGGTTTTCCCACCAGCTCGCCCTCGGCTTCTTCTTGTTCGGCGATTTGTTGTTCGAGAGCTTCCATGGCCTCACGGAGTTCATCCGTTTTGGGCATCGACGCGAACCGGTCACGGATACGCTTATTATCTTCGAGATCGTTTTCGACCATGATTTCGTCCATACAGAAATCGGGTACATCTTCCCACCGCAACGCTGGATGATCGCGGCGCATCAGATACCACAGCAGCACCTTTAACGCCCGAGGATCACCGGTCATGATGTCGCCCTCAAACTGGCCCCACTTTTTCGGCTCCAACCGCTTAGCGCACATTTCCGCTTCAGCGGCCCGAACCCGGCCCGGCCGAAACTCCCACACCTGTTCAGCGCCATCTTCCGGGCGATAGGTAACCTTCATTCCAGGGCGTCCTTTCCTATTTGGTGCAGATACGTTTGGCGGTTTCTTCCATCACATCGAGCACGGCATCACGGGTTTTCTTCGCGAGTGCCTCGTTGTGGGTGGCCCGATCGAACCACCCCGATGGGCTGGCGCGCTGGGGCACCCAGACGTCCATGGCGAACACGGGGTGCCGCCAGCCCTGCTTGCTGTTGAGCGCTTTAGCAGCAGTGATGAATCCACGAGGCATGCCCTTACTCGGTACCCGCAGGCGCGCGCCGGTGGATTTGCCGGTCAGCCGTGCCTCCACCTTCACTTGGCTAGCGATCGACGCGCGCAAGGACGTGCCCCTGTCGGATATTTTGACGAATCTGCCGCGTTTATCGCGCGTGACGTTAGAACGGATCTCAGTGGAGCTACGCAACGAGCGCACATTCGACATCGCCTCGTTACGCATGGGTTGCATCGCATCCCGCAACGCCCGAGACATATCCCGGCGCATCTTCTTGCCGTCTTTTTCCTTATTGAGTCGCTCAGCGAGTGCTTGCAGCTCCTTTTGTTCAATGGTGAGCTCAATCATCGCCGGCCACCTCCATTAGGCGGTTGCGCGGGTCACAGCCCCCGTGACGGTGCAGCCGAGGGTGAAGTTCGCCGTGTCACCGACTTTGCCTGACACCGGCGAATAGCCGGGAATGACGACCGAGCCGGTCCATTTCGGATTGGTGGGACCCACCGCGGCCGACGTGTTACGGACCTCAAAGGCGACCACGTTTCCGATCTGGGGCCACAGGATAGAGTCGATAGCGGACGAAGCGATGTCTTGGAAGAACTCCAAGGTCAACTTACCGCCCTTGAGGCCACCCAAGAATTCCTTCCAACCGGAACTGGCGAACGTAGTCACGTCTTTTTCTTCCACATCGGTAACCAGTTCGACTTTAGAGCAGTATGCTGATAGATCATCTGAGCCGAGTTTGGTAAACGCGGCGGTCAGGACCATTTTCGCCATGATGGCGCCTCCTTATTTATGCCACGCCTACGGTGACGACGAATAGGAAACTGGGACTAGAACCGGAGATCGTGTAACTGACCCGGTAGTAGGTGTCGGTGATCGGACCGGCGGTGCGTTTCGATTCGCCACCTAATGCAGTGGCGGCAGTGAACGTGATCAGGTCAGCGGGTGACGCGAAGGTGTTATCGACATCGGATTGGACCTTCACTGTCAGGGTTGGGGTCCCTGTGCCGGATACGGACAGCACATGTAAATTGGCGTACACATATTGGGTGGATGTGGCCGCTTGGTAGAGTGTGGCCGTGCCACTACCCGTGACAGACCTGGCCGTGCCCGGTGGATGCAACCCGACCCCTCGGGCGAGCGGCCAGTTGCCTTTGCCTTTGAGGACAGCGCCGGCCACGTCACCGATCTTGTCACCGACCTTGTGGGTAGAGATCAACGCCTTGGTCAGATAGGCCAGATCCCCGTAGCTAGCTGAGGCGGCCGCTGTTTGATTCAATGCCGGGAAAACACTCAGCGCCCGATCAGAGGTGAGACCATCCCAAATCACATCATCGGGTTTGGACATGTCGGCGGCTTCCCAAAACACATCACCCGAGACATCCGTTTCGGCAAGGCCAGCCAAGAACTCTTTCCAGCCATCAATCCCGAAACCCGTCACGTCCTTTTCATCACGTTTGGTTTGCAGCTCAATTTTGTTCAGGGAGCCGGAAAAGTCAGCCCCGCCGACAAACGTGCGCGTATTGATCATCGGGGCTTTTGCCATGGCTTAGCTCCCTAGTCCTAGAACCTCTATGGTGAATTCGACGCCGTAGAATTCCGAGGTGCCGAAAGTGAAGATCGCCGGTTCGCCGATCTCGGGCACGTGCACGTATTCGACGATGCCGCCCAGCGCTGTCACCCCCGGTGTGGATTCCAGGGCCGCGTAAATCGATGCTGGGCCAGAAGACGACATCAAATAATCCAGCTGTCCTTGCGATTGGCGATCATTGGCGGTCGATACCAGCGCGGTGCCTTTGAATTTCGCGAGATACCGGCCACCCATCGTCATATGCGGATCGATGGGCCCAAAATTGACGACATAAAACGCAGGCGCGATCGGCCCATTGGGACGATAGGAATAGGTATGCAGCTTCTTGCCATCGACCGTGACGTTCTCGCACGCGTCGGCCAGCGCACTTTTGACGGCTCGCAGATCCACGAGGACTCCCTGCTAGGCGAAACCTGGGATACACAGCGGACGAAGGAGCACCTTGACGTCGGGATCCATGTAGGGCACACGCATAACGCCCCAGGTCACATCACCCATGGCCCCATTCGGGGAGTCCTTCCGCGAATACAGCCGCTGGGCTTGAATGAGGCAAGCCTGCTTAACGACCCCGGGCACAGCCGGCCATCCCCAGGTCGCTGTCACCCGGACTTTGCGGTAGGTCGACCATCCCGAATCGGGCATGAGAATGCCGGTAGCTGCCCGCCCCAGGCTGATATCGGATTCCGGATACAGCTCATAGGAGCTGGCACCGATGACTGCATAGCCTGATCCTTCCCAGCCTTCCACCACGACCCCAGATGTGGCGGCGATGTCTTTCGTGAGCAGCAGCTCACCGTCGGGAAGTTTGGTGACGTTGCCGCGCGTGCGATAGACCTGCGCGGTGGGGGCATCATCGATCCAAAACCGCCGTGCTGTCACCCCGTCGATGGCGCGGGATGCGCCAGTCAGGCAGATATTGAGATTGGCGTCATCGGCCGTGTCGGTGGTCTCGTTCATATAGCTTTTGAGCTCAGCCAGCGACGCGTAAATGAGGGTGGCCACAGCTCACCCCCATCTAGGCTATGACGATTTGGCTCGGTGGCGGTCGTACGTTTTCTCGGTGAGGAAAATCCCACCCTTTTCGTGACTGGTTTTCACTGCCGTGTCCACATAAATCTTGAAACCGATCTCCTGCACCCGGACACAAAACGACAGGTCCTCACTAAACCTGCGGCGGCCGCCCTTATCGCCGGTCGCGTGCACCACCGGATCGAACCACACCGGGCCGTGTTTCTCCCGGATGCGATGGAGCACAGTACGGTGGATAACCAGACAAGCAGCGCCCGTAGCAGCTACCTGCACCAGCTCGTCCCGTGGATACTCCAGCATCGGCAAGAAACCGACCTCATCTTCCAGCTCCATATAGCTGTAGAGCGTGGGGATGATGTCGTAGGTTTCGGCCCGCAGTTCATCGGTCATCGACACCCGTTTGAGCGCAAACGCCAATGCGCCCACGACGGGCCGTTGCACTGGGTCAGCGGCTTTGATCAATCGATCCACGGTATCGGGTGTGAACCCCATATCCGTGTCGACCATGTACAGCCATTCGCCTTCGGTATGGTCCAGGAACTGGGTTGCGAGATCGTTGCGGCCATCGACGATGCCGCCGGTCCCGGCGACTTTCCGGAGCTCCTGGCGGATCCGCTGGGAGCCGACCATATCCGCCAGGCACATGTCCCGGTAGGACAAACCGAAACTCGCCGACCAGTGGCCGTCATCCAAATAGCCAACAACGACCGTGTCGCGGTTCACCGGCGGTGACGGGTGATCCGACGCTCCCCAGGAGCGTTCGTGGCCTGCTCCACCACCCGATCCTCATCGGCCTCAAACTCCTTGGGGAAGGCTTTGACGACCGGGTCATCTGAGCGCATCGGTTGGGCGGGATCTAAGGCCACCCACATCTTATAGTCAGGCATGAACACGACTTTTTGTTCTTTAGCGCGAACGTAGCGGACCTGTGCCATCACTCCTCCAGGGTTAGGAGGGGACCCGCCCCTGGATGCGGGTCCCCAGTCGGTGCATTAGGCGCTGGTCTTATCGACCAGGAGCCGGAATGCGTTAGCGTCACTGACATCTGCGCCGGTCCGCCAGTGCATGTACCAGGCGCGGCGGCCATCGGGCAGGTTATTGGCAGTGTTGAACATATGCGGGATGAACTCGATCGCCATGCTGCCGGGCTTGTCCACAATGATGTATTGCTGGAAGTTGCCCAGCAGCACTTCCTGGTCCAGCGATGTCGTCGTTTGCGCCGATGGTGCTTCATCGGATTCAACCAACGGCCGACCCAGCAGGGTCCCTGCGGTTCCCTCGCGGAGATCGCCGCTGAACGATGCCGACACGGCAGTGCCCAAAGCCTTGATCGCCAGCGAATATGTCGGATTCATGCACCAGGTGGAGCTGCTGCGGTGGCGCACCGGCACGCCGGCATACACCGAGTTGAGATCCGCGAGGGCTATGGTCGCAGCAGTGGCCGAGGTGATCTTACTTCCCGATACTGCATTCACTGCGGTGAACACACCCTTGGGTGCGGTCGTGCCCGGACCGGTGGCGTGCGCGGCGGCTTCGAGCTTGTCCCGGGCATCACCGAGGATCATCATCGCGTCGCTCTCCAACCCGGCGATGTCCTCAAAGGACTCAATCGATGCCTGAATGAGCGCCTGAGCCTTGAATGTGGAGATCGATATCGTGCCCACGGCTGGGGTGTCATCAGAGACCTCAACAAGCTCTCCGTCCCAGCTAGCGGTGGCACCGGCAGTGGTGGCGCCATGCCACACGTTCGGTCCGACGAGGGTCACGACCCGGGAAATGCCCCGAATTGCATTGGATACGCCCGAACTCGTTAGGATCAACGTCGGATCCAAATGCGTGGGCACCAAATAGCCACCTGCGGTGTTGGTTCCGACGGCCATCGCGGCGCGTTCTTCATCGGAGAGGAATAGGTGCTCACCGCGCATAACCTTCGAAAACGCCGACGCATATTCAGGCCGCGACCGGGCCACCACATTCGCGGCCCACTGGGTGTCGCCACCGTGGCGGAGCATGAGCTTACGCAGCTGCGTGTTATCGGCCACGCGGCCATCGGTAGCGAACAGGGCAGCATCCGTCATCGCTTGACGGGACACGCCGTATCCGCCGTGCCGCAGGACCTCGAAGGGGTCCTTTTTGGTTTCGACCTGCAGCGATCCCCACTTTGCCCGCGAAGCGGCGACGTGTTCGGCGATCTCAATCTTGGTTTTGAGCTCATTATCTTCGGTATCAAGCTCATTCCAGCGGGTCGTCTGCTCGTCATTGAGCGCTGACTCACCAGCTGCCTCGTGTATTCCGCGCATTTCCGACCGAACAACGTCAAGCCGGGCGCGGAGTTCTTCGAGGTTCATCGAATTACTCCCTTCTCAAAAGGTTGGGGTACAGTCGCTCGCGCCGTTGCGCGGGCGACATCCCTCCCGAGTGGTCATGCGCCGGCTCGGTCGGTTCTTGCAATGCGGCTCCCGTTTCGACCGTCGCGATCGGATCGGAGACGGGAGTGCGGAGTTCCATAGCACGGGCCAACAGCAAATCGATGCCGCGAGGGTCGCGGGAACGTAGCCGCTGGTAATAGTCATCGGTGAGGCTGCGCATACCCGCCGTCGCGGCCGGGTTCGCTGGGAATGTGACGGGACCGAATTCCATCGTGCGGGTCTCATGAATCGTGCGCTCAGGCAAACCCTGCGGGTTATGATCCGAACGCCCAGGATCGGCGTTCCATTCGTCCTTGATCACATGGAAACGGAAGCTCGAACCATATGCACCAGCGCGCAAACCCGGCAACAAATCACGGTTATAGGAGGTGTCGAACAGGCCGACCTCATAATAGGCGCCGGTCTTATCCTCTTCAAGGACGTCAATGTTGCCGAGGACCTTGTTACCGATCTGCGGGTCCATCCCATGGTCATAGAGCACCCGCATGTTCGCTACGTTCTCTTTGATCGTTTTCTCAAACGCGCCGGGCGCGATCCGCTCCAAAAACTGGCCTTCAAAGACGGAGTTGACCTCATACCACGTGTTAACCACCGAAAAATGCCCACGCATCACACCAAGAGTGCCCTCCAGGGCATCATCGGCCCGCAATTCCAGCACAGGAAGCGCGCGGACAAGCTCTAGTTCCTTTAAGGAGTCCACGATCATCCTCCTGTTTGATCCACAGTGACGGCCTCAGATTTGGACTCACTCTGAGACTCGGTGAAGTTCTTCGTGCTGAAGTACGGCTCATCACCCCACGAAACCGCCGCCAGATCCTCGTCCGCGCGGATTTCGTTGATGGTTTTCCACCAATTTTTTAGCGCGAGCTCGTGTACCCGGTACCGCTCGGCCGTGGTGGTCTGCAACAGGGCATCGCGGTCGATTTTCACGTACTGCGGTGACGGTAAGAACTGCCCCAACAGCCGCTCCAACCGACAGAGCCACTTATCCAGGTTCGCCACGAGTAGGTGGGCGAAGCGGGACTCCACATTGCTGTAGGTCAGGTTCCCGCCCGACTCGTAACCCAGAATCTCGGCCACACCGGCCCCGAAAATGCGGGCACACTGCGCCTCCGTATAGGACTGGGTCGCCAAAAACTGGGATTCTTCGGCGGTGACGCTCAGCGGCTTGT